AATGTTGCTTGACAGGAGACTTTAATACGGCATGGGATTATGCGGAAAGAAATAAAGATACCCTTCTTTATTTTTACAAAATGTTTGCGGAACCAAAAGCATTGAAGGAGAAAGAATGATGATGGATATTGCTTCTTGGTTGCGTGAAGTAAGAATGTCTACAAATACTTCAGATTGGAATGCTGCTTTTGTAAATAACAGGCTTGATGAAGCCGCCAACGAGATTGAGCGGTTGCAAAAGCAAATTCGCTACCAAGAACATCGTGACGGACAAAAGTCCCCAGACTACTACCTCCACATACCAATGGCCTGTATTACAGCGCTTGCCTCAAAAGAGATTTCTGCGAAGGCTTGGCCGCTAGCACTTTGGGTCCTTTGGCAATATCGGGTTTCCGGTGGCAAGCCGGTAACCATCAGCACAACGTTTGCTCAGAAGGCAGGTGTAGAAGGGCGTTCCGCACGGCGCCATGCCGTCAATGCGCTTGAGGCTACCGGACTTTTTGTGGTGACACGTGATGGAACGGAAGCCGCAAAAATTGCGCCCGGTGAAGACTTAAAAACCACGATGTGAAATGCGAATAGTTAAGGCTGCATTCCAATGGGTGTTAATCCGAGCCGAACTGAAGGAGAGTGAGTGATGGACATTGTTGAACGGTTGCGCGATGTATTTTCAGGCAATGCATTGAAAGATATTGCTGATCAAACGCAGGTGTACATTAAAGAACGATATGAAGCCGCCGACGAGATTGAACGGTTGCGGGAAGCGTTAAGACTTGAACGGCAATTAAAAGACGACGCTTTACGCGTTTTTAATGAAGCTCAAGCTGCACTGAAGGAGAGTGAGTGATGCCTTGGTACATTGAGATACCTTTAACAATTGATTTATGGTTTGGCGTAGGTATTTGCATAACTTATGTTATGGCTCATTTTATAGATTAAAGGAAAATTTTTATGAAAGTTTTTGCATCATTAATAGCCATGACGGTTGTAGCATCGGCTCAAGATTTGCCGCAACGTCCAAATCCCGCCTTTACGCCCGGTGTTGTAGATGCAGCCAAGACCAAGGATATTATTTGTGTTTCGGGATACACCAGCCAGCCGGGAGTAAGAAATGTTACCCAATCCACAAAGGATAAGGTATTTGCGGAATACCAAATAGACCCCAAATCTGACCAGTTTGAGATAGACCACCTGATCAGCCTTGAACTTGGCGGCAGCAATGACATTCGCAATCTCTGGCCGCAATCGTACAATACCAAGCCGCTAAATGCCCATGTCAAAGATGTATTAGAGAATAAACTTCATGCATTAATTTGTTCTGGTAAAGCCGGTCTTGCTGCGGTGCAACATGACATTTCAACGGATTGGGTGGCGGCATATGTCAAATATGTTGGACCGTTACCTAAATAAAACGGTTCTTGACAGCAGCCACGAATGCGGTATTATAAAAAAAGATGCCCCGGCGAGACTTGCTCAAACCGGGGCTATCTGAACCAAACATGTTCTTGGCGGAGCATGGTTCAGACAGGGAGAAACCTAAACCTTTCCCCTCGTTTGGTCAATCGTCGCCACGGACATTTTTGGGACTTTGGTTAAAACGGGAGCATCCGGCGGTCGGTAAACGGCGGCGCACCAGAGTTATGGGATACCGTGGGAATGCATCCAAGTCCCAACCGCAGCCCTAAGGCACGAAGCGGGGATGCCAGAGACCGTGGGGTTTCTGAGAAGTAGCGTGTCTGTTGTTAGAGACCACCTTGTCTAACAACCCTCTGAAGCGACGACGGCTCCGTTGGACAGCGACAGTTGTGGGACCACCTAGCCCGTAAAACGGCTGGGAATGGTCACCCTTGCCTCCTTGCTCAGACTCACCATTGGACAGTAAGATAGAGTAGTAGATATATAGTATGCCACAGGGAGGTTACATTCAATGCAAAATGACGATACGGAACATATGTTACGTTATAACATTGCATTAGGTACGGCATTAATTGCCTTGGAGAATGATTGGAAGAAAGAAGACGCGGCTATAGCTTGTCGGGAATTGTTAACCAAAGACGGGTTAACCACGGCAACCATATTTGCTGAAAATCTTGAACTTCGGGATCAAGTTAAAAAGTATTTTGGACAGATTCAAAATATGTCCAAAACGATCAAAGAATTGGAAAAGGCGGCTTTATTGCAAGAGGCAGGTGATTAGCTTATACTGTGTCCAAACATGAGGATTAACCAATGGCGCTGACACCCGGCTTATCACCAAATATCCGTTTGCAGGATGACCAACCCCAGCCTGCTGATCTTGGCGGCGCTGATATTGTTGTGGAAATGGAAGAAGATGGTGAGGACCAGCCTGAGATAGATATGGATGGCAATGTCCTCCGTATTGAGCATCCAGACGGTACAATCAGCGTATCCTTGGACGGCAAGCCTATTGAAGAACCCGGTAAAAAGAAGTTGGAAGGCTGGTTTGCTAATTTAGCTGAAGACATTGATGAGAATGAACTTAGCCGTATTTCTGGTGAATTGATTCGTGGCATTTCCAGTGATTTGACCAGCCGCGAAGAGTGGATACAGGAACGTGCGCAAGGAATTAAACTTCTCGGCCTCAAAATTGAACTCCCCGGCCTCCAAGGAACCCCAGACGGTGCGCCTGTTGAAGGAATGTCAAAGGTTCGCCATCCCCTGCTGCTTGAGGCTGTGTTGCGCTTTCAGGCAAATGCGCGTTCAGAATTACTTCCGACAGATGGGCCAGTAAAGATTCGGGACGATTCTATGCACGGATCGGTAGAGCGGGATAAGCTTGCCGACGCGCTTGAAAAGGATATGAACCATTACCTGACGGCAACGGCTAAAGAATATTATCCTGACACGGATAAGATGTTGTTATTGCTTGGCTTTGGCGGCACGGCGTTTAAAAAGGTTTATTACTGCCCATTGCGGAACCGTCCAGTGTCGGAATCCATTGATGCGGATGACTTGATTGTCAATAACTCCGCTACTGATTTGGATAGCGCACGGCGTATTACCCACCGTATCTATATGCGCCCATCGGTTGTGAAGCGGATGCAGATTATTGGAGCGTATCGGGACATTGAATTGTCCCACGCCAATGCCCGTGAATTGGATGCAGTGCAGTTGGAAAAGAACGCCCAGCAGGGTATTCAGCAGGAAAGTTTTACGCCTGAAGATCGGGATCGTGAAATCTATGAATGCTACTGCGAACTGGATGTTAAGGGCTTTGAGCATAAGTTAAACGGCGAAATTACGGGCCTTGAAGTTCCGTATCGCGTTACGATTGACGTATCATCCAAGCAAATTTTGTCTTTGGTCAGAAACTATGACGAGGACACGCAAGATTTGCCGGAAGCTCGCAAGAATTTTGTAAAATACACATTTGTTCCCGGTTTTGGCTTCTACGACATTGGTTTGCTGCACATTTTGGGCAATACGACGAATGCGGTAACGGCTGCTTGGCGCGAATTGCTGGACGCTGGTATGTACGCCAACTTCCCCGGCTTCTTGTATGCCAAGCAATCAGGACGACAGAACAGCAATATCTTCCGCGTTCCTCCCGGCGGTGGCGCACAGATTGATACTGGCGGTATGGCAATTAATGAAGCAGTTATGCCTTTACCTTATAAAGAACCATCAGCTGCATTGGCAGGTTTGGTTACGAGCATGGCTGAATATGGTCAGCGGCTTGGCGGAACATCTGAAGTTGCAGTAGGTGAAGGCCGTCAGGATGCCCCAGTTGGAACAACGGTGGCACTTTTAGAGCAGTCTGTTAAGGTTTTGAACAGCGTTCACAAGCGTATGCACTCGTCGCAAGCTGATGAGTTTCAGTTGTTGGCCCAATGCTTTAAGGAAAATCCTGATTCATTTTGGCAGCGCAATCGCAAGCCCAATATGGAGTGGGACGAGAAGCAATTCTTGGCTGCGCTAGATGATTTTGACCTTGTTCCGCAGGCTGATCCTAACACGTCGTCTAACAGTCAGCGTATTATGAAGTCCTCGGCATTGATGCAGATGGCTATGGCTGATCCGGCTGGCTTTAATATGGTAGAAGTACGCAAGGAAGCCCTAAGCACTATGGGTTGGGATAACCCAGATGTGTTCTTAAGCCACCAAAATGGTCCACCACCGCCAACTCCGGCGGATCAGGCCCAGCAAACAGCGGCTCAGGCGTCTATGATTACGGCTCAGGCTAAGATGGCCGAGACGCAACACAAGATACAGGGCGGCGATAATGCACAGCCAGATCCAGCAGAGGCCCAAGCCAAGCAGACTGATGCTCAAGCCAAGATGTTGACGGCTCAAGCTAAAATGGCAGAGGCTCAACATAAGGTAAATGGCGGCGAAAGTGCTGCTAATCAGCCAAATCCGCAGGAAATGCAGTTAAAAATGATGTCTGAGCAGAATAAAGCATCAGAAACGCAGCAAAAAGCAACGGATATGCAGTTGGATGCGTTAAATCGTCAGCGGGATCGGGAAAGCCGTGAACGTCTGGCGGCGGTAAGGCTGGCAGAAGAAGTCATGAAGAACCCAGCGGACGGTATGCAGGTTGTAAACCGTATGCTTGACCCCGGCATGATCCAACGGCTAGAGGCTAATGAGCCTCCGGGCGGGAAAATGCAATAATTTAGAACCCTAATCGCAATTACGGCTCTGTATAATAACAAGGAACAAACGTTTGATAGAACTAATAAGGCAGTACGGCGCAATCATTGAGATTTGCGTTGGAGCGGGCTGGTTTGGCGTCATATCGTATGTGGTACATAATATGGCACGGATGTTAGTTGGCAAATAGGCCAATATACCATATTATGTGCCATCCAAGGAGTGATAGCCCATGCCTGTTTACCCATTATCTAATGACGACGAAATTGGTGCGGCGCTAAATGTTGCGCGTAATCCTGACCTAATGGGTGACACCATTCAGGCTAAAATAGGCGGCATCAATCAGGCTCTTACTGGTTTAGATTTGGAAGCTAATACTCCACAGTTTAATACAGGAATTGGTGGTGCAGGTATGCCATCTCGTATGTTGCCAAATCGGCCATCAAATATTCAAGAAGAATATACAGTTGTTCACCCGACTGTGGACAACCCTCAACGCATTGCTTACCCCGGCGTTTATGAACGTCCTGATATTATGGCGGCAAAAGCGGCGGCTCGCGTTGCTCCAGAAGATCCTGCATTAAAACAAATTTTTGGTGTAACCCGTGATGATTTGTATCAAATGAGTAAGGGTCGCCAAGGAACGGCTTCTCCTGACATAATGTTAGGAAAAG